TGGGCTTCGATGGTCTGTCAAGTTAGAACATTCCAAATATCTGGGCGTGAGGCTTAGGTATGCGGTTCCACGTAACCCCGTGAGGGGGTGAAGGAGTATGAACATGCCTGGTCCTGCACCTGATCCGAATGCTTTGCGTCGTGACCGTAAGGACGATGCCGGTTGGGTTTCGCTGCCGTCTGGTGGTCGCACTGGTGTTGCACCGGGCTGGCCGTTGACGGGTTTTTCTGACCGCGAGTCTGAACTTTGGGAGTCATTGTGGGCGAAGCCGCAAGCAATTTTGTGGGAGAAGAACTCACAGGAGCTGGAAGTGGCGTTGTTTGTTCGACGTCTTGCCGAGGTGGAGTTGCCGGATGCGCCTGTGACGTTGGGCGTTCTTGTTGCGAAGCAGATGGATCAGCTGTTGTTGACTTTGCCGTCGATGTTTCGTGCTCGTGTGAAAGTGGCGGACGACGAAGTTGCTGCGCGTCGGGAGTCTGCACCGGTTGTGGCGTCTAGCGTTCGTGACCGTTTGAAGCTTGCTCATGGGGCGTGAGAATCAAACTCTGGCCGTTGCGTTGGAGTGGATTGAGCGTCATTGTGTTGTTCCGGATGGTTTCAATCGTGGGCGTGAGTTTCGTTTGTACGATTACCAGCTCGAATACTTTTCAAACTTTTACCTTGTTCGCGGGGACGTAGAGTTTGACGCTGCCGACCCAGTGTTGGGTCCGGCGTTTGTTTATCGCCGTGGCATGTTGATTGGTCCGCAGAAATTGGGCAAGGGTCCAATGACGGCCGCGCATGTTTGTTTGGAAGCTGTGGGTCCGGCGTTGTTTGCTGGGTGGGCTTCCGCCGGTGACGTGTATGACTGCCGTCAACATGGATGCCGATGCGGGTGGGTGTACGACTATGAGCCCGGCGAACCGATGGGGATGCCGTGGCCGACACCACTCATTCAGATCACCGCATTGTCCGAAGAGCAGACCGACAACATCTACGGTGTGCTTCGTCCGATGATTGAGTTCGGCCCGTTGGCTGACTTGATTACGAAGACCGGTGAAGAGTTCATTCGTCTGCCTGGCGGTGGGCGCATTGACACTGTGACTTCGTCTGCGCAGTCCCGTCTGGGTCAGCGTGTGACGTTCGTGCCACAGGACGAGGTCGGGTTGTGGACTCGCCAGAATCAAATGTCGAAAGTTGCGGATACGCAGTTTCGCGGACTGGCCGGTATGGGTGGGCGTGCCTCGTTGACGTCGAACGCCTGGGACCCGTCGGAGAACTCCGTCGCCCAGCAGCAGTTCGAATCAAACTCGGTGGACGTGTACCGGCATTTCAAACAGCCGCCGTCGAACTTGTCGTACCGAAACAAAGTTGAGCGTCGCAAGATTCACCAAATTGTGTATGGCGAAGCGTTGAAACAAAACGGTGGCCATGTTGACTTGGATGCGATTGAAGCTGAAGCGCATGACCTGATTGAGCGTGATGTCGCCCAGGCGGAACGGTTTTTCGGCAATCGCGTTGTTGCAGCGTCGGACTCGTGGATTGACCCAAAGTCGTGGGATGAACGCGCCAACCCGGATCTAAAGCTTGAACCGGGTGACCGCATCACAATCGGTTTCGACGGTTCGCTCCGCGATGACTCCACGGCCTTGGTTGCGTGCCGGATTGATGATGGTGCCCTTTTCCTTTTGGGAGTGTGGGAATCACCTGCCGATGCGGATGCCGCCGCCGAGTGGGAAGTCCCTGTCGGTGAAGTTGATGCGGTGCTCGCTCAAGCATTCAAAGATTTTGATGTCGCCCGCATGTATTGCGACCCGGCGTACTGGCAAGACATTGTCGGCCGTTGGGCGAATGAACACGGCGAGAAAATTGTCGTGGAGTGGTGGACAAACCGTGAGCGTGCCATTGTGGCCGCGCTTGAACGTTTTCACACGGCCGTCATCACTGGTCAGTTGTGGCATGACGGCAACGAGACAATGTCTCGGCATATTGCTAACGCCAAACGGAAACAAACCCGGTCTGGTGTTGTGATCCGTAAAGAGCGCGACAAGTCTCCGCGCAAGATTGACATCGCCATGACTGCGGTGCTCGCGTATGAAGCGCGGGGTGACGTAATCGCGTCGGGTCATGTTCAAAAGAAGAAATTCAAAGTCGCAGGATTCTAGGAGGGTCGAATGGCCGATTACGAAGAGCCGACTTCCCCTCTCCAGCTTCTCAAGCAGCTTGAGGTGGAACTTGGTGACCGACAGGTCACGCTGACACGTTTGCAGGACTACCACGACGGGAAGCACCGTCTGGCGTTCACGTCAGAGAAGTTCCGTCAATCGTTTGGTGGCATGTTCGCTGCGTTTGCCGACAACTGGTGCCAGCTCGTGGTGGACGCTGTTGAAGAGCGTCTCAACGTCGAGGGTTTCCGTCACGGCGATGACCCGAATGCGGATCGTGATGCGTGGGCTATTTGGCAGCGCAACAACCTTGACGCCGACTCACAGCTCGCGCACTCCGAAGCTCTTATCAAGGGCGACTCGTACGCGATGGTGTGGGCTGATGATGAAGGTCAGCCAAAGGTTTCTATCGAGTCACCACGTGATGTCATTGTGCGTTACGCACCGGGCAACCGTAAAGAGCGCATTGCTGCGTTGAAGCGTTGGAAAGACGATGACGGCTGGCGTGCAGTCTTGTTCACGAAAAACTTCGTGTACAAGTTTGACAAGGACAACGGCGATGACGAGTGGCATGCATGTCGCACCACCACTGAACCGTGGCCGTTGGTCAACGTCATGGGCATCGTGCCCGTTGTTCCCCTGGTCAACCGCGCATCGCTGACTTCGTCCTACGGTGTTTCGGAGTTTTTGAACGTCATCCCGCAGCAGGATGCAGTGAACAAGTTGCTGGCCGACATGTTGGTCGCTTCGGAGTACATTGCGTTCCCGCAGCGTTACGTGACCGGTCTTGAAATCCCTGTCGACGAAAACGGCCGCGAAAAAGCTCCGTTCCAAATTGCGTTGGACAAACTGCTCATTGCCGAGGACCCACAGGCACGTTTTGGCACGTTGTCCGCCGGTGATTTGCAGAACTACGTGACCGGCATTGAGACGCTTGTTCAGCACATCGCCTCACAGACGCGCACACCTCCGCACTATTTCTACCTTGGCGGAAACTTCCCCAGCGGTGACGCTATCAAGTCCGCTGAAACGGGTCTGGTGGCTAAAGCTCGCCGGAAGATGCGTTTCTTTGGTGAGGGCTGGGAAGAAGTCATGCGCCTTTGTTTCAAGGTGCTCGATGACCCGCGCGGTGACATTACCAACGGTGAAACCATTTGGGCTGACCCCGAATACCGGTCAGAATCCGAGCTCGCCGACGCTCTTATCAAGCGCAGCTCTATTGGCGTGCCCCGTCAGCAGTTGTGGGAGGACGCGGGCTACACGCAAACGCAGATCTCTCGCTTCCGCACGATGGAGGCAGACGATGCCCTCAACGCGTTGCTCAACCCGGCACCAATTCAGGCTCCCACTAACCCGGTTGTCTAATGTCGAACAAATTGACGCTCGCGTATCAAACGGAGCTCAAACGCACTCGACTTATGACGGGCAGTCGCGTTCAGGAAACTTGGAACCGGCTAGGCAGTTACAACGAAGAGGACGTGCCACGGTTCATAGCAAAAGTTGAACCGATTGTGCGTGCTGGCCAACAACGTGCCTCGGCAACAACGTCCGCGTATTTGTCACGCAAATTGAACGTGCCCGCTGTGGCCGTCCCATTGGATGATGTTGTCGCCCGTGTGCGTAATGGGGCACCGTTTGCGGAAGTGTATCGCCGGCCGTTTGTTGAAGTGTGGGGCGACCTGCATGACAACCAAAGCTGGAGCGACGCTGTGCAGTCCGGTGGCAAACGTGCCTGGTCTTTATCGACCATGGACATTCTGTTGTCTTTCACCGCAGCCATGATGGTGTTTTCGGCCGTCCGTGGTGCCGGTGAACGTGTTGTCGGTTACCAGCGAGTGTCCGACCCGGCATGTTGCGAATACTGCGCCATGCTCGACGGCGTTGTGACCGGCCCCGATGAACCAATGCCTATTCACAACAACTGCGGATGCACTGCGGATCCATTGCTTCGAGAGACGGCCGCAGAACGTGACAGTCCGTCCGCTGAACCGGGCGACACCGTTAAAGACGCTGCCATCGAGGAACACGGCGAGTACGGTCCCGTGATTACCGTCGCCGGACAGCATTTCACCGGTCCCAACGACCTGAACTAACAAGATTTCAACAAGCCGCCCTCGTGGCGGTTTTTTGTTGCGCAATTTCCGACCGCGCGAGGTGGCCGGGATTGAAAGGAGTCCGTGATGGACGAACAAGAAACGGCAACCGTCGAAGCACCCGCAGAGGTGGCAACGCCGGAAGTTATGCCCGAAGAGCCAAAGCAGGAAGTTCCCGCCGAGGTAAAGAAGGCACTCCAGAAAGCCAACAAAGAAGCTGAACAGCTTCGCCTAAAGCTCAAGGAGTTTGAGGATCGGGACAAGACCGACGCTCAACGACTACAGGAAGACCGTGACGCCCTCAAGGCTGAACGTGATGCTCTTCTGCTTGAAACGCTGCGACGTGAGGTCGCGGACGAAAAAGGGCTAACGCCCGCCCAGGCGAAACGGCTCGTCGGCATGACTCGTGAGGAGTTGGAATCCGACGCCGACGATGTGCTCGCTGTGTTCCCCGTAAAGGCTGCGCCACGAATCTTTGGTGACGTCGGTCAGGGCGTACGCGGCGATGGCTCCGGCAAGCGCATCTATACCACTGCCGAGATCAAGGACTTTCAGTTCTGGACCGCAAACCGACAAGACATTGAACTCGCCCAGCGCGAGGGCCGTGTCATCGACTCCTAACCATCTAAAACGAAAGGAGATGTCTCCTCATGGCTGACATCACTACCACCACCGGTGCTTCGTTCATTCCCCAAATTTGGGCGAACACGGCACTCGAAATCCTGCGCAACAAAGTTGTGCTGGCCAAGCTCGTCACCCGTGACAGCGACATCGCCGCCTTCCAGGTTGGTGACACCCTCAACGTGCCCTACCCGGGCGCGATGGTTGCCAACGACAAGTCGGCAAACACGGCTGTCACGCTTCAGGCTCCGACGTCGACCACCACGACCCTGACGCTCGACAAGCACAAGGAAGCTTCGTTCATCCTCGAGGACCGCTTCGCAGCAACCGCCAACCAGGACGTCATCGCACGTTACCTTGACGCGGCCACCATTGCGATTGCAGAGCAGATTGAAAAGGACATTTTCGCAACTGCTGTGACGTTCACCGCTACCACGGGAACTTACGGAACCGACTTGACCTACGCTTCGCTGCTTCAGGCTGGCAAGAAGCTCACGGACAACAAGGCTCCGACGGACGGCCGCGCTCTCGTGCTCTCGACCAAGGACGAACTCGCTATCCGTAGCGACTCGAACCTCCAGAGCTACTTCGCGTTTGCTAACCCGGAGACTGTTGCCAACGGTGCAATCGGTCACCTCGGTGGCTTCGACGTTTACTCGTCACAGCTTGTTCCCACGGTTGCCGGTACTCCCGTTTCGACCAAGAACGTTGCTTTCGCTCCTGGTGCAATCCTCCTCGCAATGCGTAGCCTCCCGGATGTTCCGGCTGGCACCGGCGCGCTCTCGGCTGTTGCCAACGACCCCGTGTCGGGCCTCGCCGTCCGCGTTACTCGCGCATTCAACGCAGCCAACCTCGCCACGCAGATCACTGTCGACGTCCTTTACGGTGTCGCCAAGCTCCGCGACGAGAAGGGTGTCCTGGTCAAGTCCTAACCGACAGACCAGCGGGGGAACCGGGTCTTCGGGCTCGGTTCCCCTACATATAAATAGGAGTCGACGTGAAACTTGCCGTGATTTTTCCATCACGCGGGCTCGCCTACTCCGAAACAGTCGAAGAACTGCTGCGAGAACTGTCCTCCGTCACGGTGAAGTCACGCATATTCTTCGCCCACTCGCTTCCCATCCCAGACTGTTTCAACACCCCGGTGAGCCGTGCGCTCGCCGAAGACTTCACGCACTTTTGGTTTGTTGAAGATGACATGGTGTTACCTGTCGGGATTTTGCAAGAACTTATCGACGCGGATGTTCCGGCCATTACGTCGGATTACCCGTTGACGGCCGACGCGTGGTGCATCATGGCAAACCGTCAAGGTGAAGTCATGTTGTGCGGCACTGGGTGTTTGCTCATGGATCGCGCGACGTTAGAGACGGTGTTTCCGTTCCGCACCGATGTGATGTGGACGCGTGACCTGTTGGTTGATGAACCGGTGTGGGTGTCACAGCCGGTCAGCGAGTCGTTGGCGCGTGAAGCGTATGGCTTGCACGACGTGAACATGAGTTTGTCCTTGTATAACGCTGGGACTCCGATTGCCGTCACGAAAACTAAATGTTCGCAGCGTGTGGTTGAACGTTTTGCGAAAGAGAAGCAGAACGAGGACGGCTGGCACGTCATCTCGATTCTCCCCGAACCGAAGGAGCGACCATGACGTTGCCAAACCTTGCCGTCCAGGCCGACGTGGAAGCGATTTTGAACCGTTCGCTCACCGGTACGGATGCGACGAACTGCGCACGCCTGTTGGCGATGGCGTCCGGCATGGTGCGCCGGTATACGCGTCAAACGTTGACGAAAGTCACGGATGATGTGGTGACCCTTGAAGGTAACTGGGGGCACGTGTTGACGTTGCCCGAACATCCGGTGTCTTCGGTGTCTTCCGTTGTGTTCAACAGTGGGACGATGCCCAACACGCAATGGAAGTTGCAGCAGGGCGACTTGTTTCTTGGCACCGGGTCGTACATGCCTGACTGGGGTGGCTCCATTTGGGGTGGACCCGCATTGTGGGGTCCCGCCGGATCTAACTCGGGCCCGCAAGTTGCCGGCGCAACATGGCAGGGACCGCAGTCTCGCGTGACCGTGACGTACACGCATGGTTACGATGACGTCCCCAACGACATTGTGAACGAAGTTGCGGGCATGGTTGCCATGCAGCTCTCCACCGAAGTGGGCATCAGCTCCGAACAAATTGGGCACTATAAAGTGCAGTATGACCGCGCCCAGTCGGGTGGGATGACGCTTGGTGATGAAACTAAGCGGGTCTTGAATTTCTACCGTCGCCGCGCTGTTTCGTCCTCGATTGTGGTGCCACGATGACGTTGGCAAGGTTGATGAATCAGTCTCTGACGGTTCAGAAAATCGGCGGGTCGACGGATGTTTACGGTGACCAAGTTACGTCCGCTACAGGGTCACCTGTGACCGTTACGGGGTTCCTTAGTCAGGAAGCTTCGCAAGAGTTTCTGGAGAACCGGGACACGGCCGTCAGTGATTGGTTTGCGTTTCTGCCCGCAGGGACGGACATCGGTCATTTGGACTACATCACGTACAACTCGCAGCGTTTTCAGGTCAACGGTGAACCGTGGCCGGTTTACAACCCGCGCAAGAAAACGGTGACGCACATTGAGTGCCGTTTGGTGGTTGTCAGTGGCTGACACCGGGTTTGGTGAGATCCGCATCGAGTTGAATCCCAACGTCGAGAAAGATGTCGAAGAGTTCGTCGGCAAGGGCGATGGGGCGATGCAGGTTGCCGAAAAAGTGTTGAAAGTTGCCATAAGCAACGCTCCCGTGGATAGCGGCCAATATCGCAACAGTTTGAAAGTGCAAAAAACCAAATACGGTGCACGCGTTGTGGCCACCGACCAGAAATCCGCCTGGATTGAATTTGGTATCCCATCGCGGGGTATTCCCGCACAATTTGTTTTGCGTCGCGCGGCCGCACAACTTGGTTTGACGTTCCGCAAGAAGGGTCGCTAACGCATGTCGTATCCCATTCGTGTTCTACCCGATGCCGTGCTGTGCGTGTTGCAGTATTTGCGTTCCAAAACTGTGGTGACGTCGCTGATTTCTGCGGACAAGATTGTGACCACCATCCCAGCTTCGGGCACGTCGTATCCGTACGTGTTGGTTCAGTTGATGTCTTCCGATGGCATGTGGCCAGCAATGGATCGTGCGTCGTTTCAGGTCGACGTTGTCGGTGGCACGAAAGCTGACAATTACACACTCGCACGGTCAATTCGCGCAGCCATTTGGGCTATCGCCAACGACACAGTGTCTGCTGGCGTTCTAGTTTCCGCATCCGAAGAGGTTGGTCCTCAATGGATGCCGGACATGATTCCGACTCCACCTTTGAGCCGGTACACGGCGCGGTACAGCGTCATTGTTCACCCATAGAAACAAACCCCTAACAAAAGCCCTCAAATCTTTGGGGGTTTTTTTATCCCCAAAGAGAAAAGAGAAACATCATGCCTCTCGACGCATCGAAGGTCAAAATCGCGGCCACTGGGTCGCTGTGGCGTGCTCCCCTCGGCACGACCATTCCTACTGACGCAAGCTCTTCTTATGCTGGCGCGTTCATCAACCTCGGATACCTATCGATGGGTTTCGAGCTCGCCCAGGACTTGAAGCAGAAGGAAATCACCGCGTGGCAGACGCTGGAAATTGTTCGCCTGGTCAACACCTCGCTGACGCGTTCAGTATCGTTTGACGCCATTGAGTCAAACAACGCAACCGTCGCTCTCGCATGGGGTGGAGCGACCATCACTGCGGGAAGCGGTGGCGCGTACACCATGGCCATCCCAGACGCCTCAACCGTTCAGGAAGCCATCTACGGAATCGACTGGTCAGACGGCTCCACCAGCCAGCGCATCATCATCAAGCGTGGCGTACTCAAGTCACTGCCCAAGGTGAAGTTCACGCGTGAAGACGCCATCACGTACTCGTTTGAAATTCAGGCTGTCGCACCCACGGATGGCACCAAAGCCATCGTCGTATACGGCGTTGACACGGGCGTGGCTTCCTAATGGCATTGCTCAATAAGGCACCCGAAGGGGTTGTGGTTCTTGATCTCAACGCGGAACGTGTTGCTCGTGCAGAGCAGCGTGCCCGTGACGGCAAGGGCAACCCATTCCTGAAGCTCGACGCCGGGTACGTCGAACTGAAAGCCGAGTTCCCAATCACCGTCGCTGAACTGTTCCAAGCTTTGGAGATTCGCGCCGGACTTGAAGTGATTCTTGCCGACTCAACAGACGTTGACGCCCTGCTCGAAGCCGGTCTATCCGGTCAAGACATTGGTGCCATCACAAAGTTCGTCGCTGGACTCACCCTGGGGGAATAGTTAGCCTCGCCCAACAGGTCTTCACTTATTGGGACGCACTCGAGGCCGACTTCACCCGTTTCTATGGTGCCGACCTTCGGCAGCTCTGCTACTCCGAAAACGAGTCGTGGGGCTGTCGAAGGCTTCGCGCACACATTGACGCTTTGCCCGCCGACTCCGCATACGTTCGCACACAACTGAACGCGCCACTCGGTTGGGATAACACAACCGAAATGACTGCTGCGGTCATAGACACGTTGCGCGGACTCGGCCGCCTGTATTACAACGCGCACGCAAAATCCCCCGACACATCGGACGTGAATCGCGTGAGACGGCCATTCGAGCCGGAACCAGTGGTGCCCACCGTCACGCTGTCTGAATTGAAGAATCTTTTGGAGGACTAATGGCCGATACAACGATGTCAGCCGGAACAGTCTCTCTTGGAGTCAAAGCAGACGCGACAGGTTTCGGAAAGTCACTGACCGACGAAGTCAAGTCAAAAGGTTCCGCCATTGGTGGTGAACTCGGTGGCGTAGTCATGGACGGCCTCAAAATGATGGCCGGACCCATCGCCGCACTTGCTGCGGGCATCGGCATCAAACACATCATTGACGATTCCACCAAAGCGTTTGAGGACCTGGCCGGGTCGGTCAAATCGTTGCAACGCATCGCCGGTGGATCCGTAGTGGAAGTTTCCGGTCTGCGCGGGGCAATGCAACTCGCAGGGGTGTCATCAGACGACGCCACAGGCGCACTGACGCGTTTTCAAGCACAGTTGGGACGCACGGCTGGGGACGCTTCCGCAACGGCTGACATGGCCGCCAAACTGGGCACGTCATTCACCGACGCATCCGGGGCAATCCTGCCGATGTCGCAAATTCTCCCTGGACTGGCCGACAAATTCAAAGACATGCCCAACGGCGCGGAAAAGACCGCGCTCGCCGTAGATCTCTTTGGCCGTTCTGGTGCGCAACTCATTCCGTTCCTGAACAAGGGTTCAGATGGCATGGCGGAACTGACGCAAAAAGCCACAGACATGGGGCTTGTTCTTGATGACACGGCCATGAACTCGTTCACCAAATCCAAAGTGGCTGCGCGTATGTTCGCGGCCGACATCCAAGGGTTGAAAGTAACGCTCGGTGGGGACTTGCTCCCGGTTATTGATTCAGTGCAAAACGTTTTCCGCGCAGCTCTCACGCCAGCTATTGAAGGTGTGACGAAGTTCTTGCGCGAGCACCGCGACGAGTTTATGCACGTCGCCGAAGTCATTGAACAGTTTGCGGTCAAGGTCGGAGCGATTGCCGGACCCATCTGGGCAACTATCGGGAACGGGTTGATGACGTTGTTCTCCGGTGCGGGCGGGGCAATGGGCGGATTCTTTCAAACACTCATGCCCGCTTTCCAAGCCGTCGGCGGAATGTTCCAACAACTGGGACCCATATTTGCTGGACTACTTCCGCAAATTATGACGCTTATGACGTCGTTCTCGCCGTTGCACCTTATTTTTGAAGCTCTCGCTCCAGTGCTTCCCCAAATCATTGAAACTGTCGGACAGCTTGCAGCCACTTTGGGTGGCGCACTGGGTCAAGCGTTGACCGTGCTCCTGCCTGTCGTTTCCGACCTGGTCACAATGCTTGTCACCTCGCTCGGCGGTGTTATGCAGCAACTCATGCCCGTCATCGTCCAGATGGTCGACATCATCGGCAACGTTTTCGCGCAAGCCATTCAGATCCTTGTGCCCGTAATTTTGCAACTTGTCGAAGCGCTTGGTCCGGCACTCGGCACAATCATTTCCGCGCTCATGCCGGTGTTTCCAATGCTCGCCGGACTTGTCCTGCAACTCATGCAAGCAGTTGCCCCGCTCATTCCCACAGTCATGGGCTTAGTGGCTTCGCTCATTCCGTTGTTGACGCCCATCATTCAACTGGTCGCCCAGTTGCTTCCCCCGCTGATTTCGTTGTTCATGGCCATCGTCCCGCCAATCATGGCGTTGGCAATTGGTGTCATTCAAAACGTTCTCGTGCCCGTGTTGAACATCGTCATTGGCGTCATTACATTCCTGGTGCAAAACGTGTTGCCCATCATGGTTACCGCCATGCAAGGTTTGGGCAACATTGTGGCCGCCGTCTGGCAAGGTATTGCCGACTTCATCAAGGGCATTTTCAACTGGATCATTGGCATGGTCAACGGCGTCATTGACGCTGTGAATGGTGTCATTGATGGCCCTGCTGGCGACGTGCTGCAAAGCATGGGAATCACCGTCACGCACTTGTCACACATCCCGGCGATGGCCGAGGGTGGCATCGTCCCAGCAGGTGAGCCCGGTGTCGGCCGTCTTGTTCGTGTTGCCGAAGCGGGTCAAGCCGAAGCAATCATTCCGTTGGACAAACTCAAGGACATGACCGGTGGTGGTGGCGGTCAGACCGTCAACTATTACGCAGCACCGAACCAGTCCATCGACTCTCAACAGGCACTGTTTGACGCGATGCGTCGTTCACGACTGCTTGCTGGCTGGTAGGGGAACTAATGGACATCACAATCAGTTTGACCGGCGCAAACGGCGACACCATCACGTTTGACAACGTGAACTACATCTTGGAGAACGGAGTGTCCGGTTTTGGTCGCCCACCGGTGAAAATTCGTATCGACGAAAACGCTACCGATGGTGGCACGTTCCGTTACAGTCGCCGAGCTACGCGTGAAATCGACATGCCCATTTATGTTTTGGGCACGTCACGCGATGATGTTGAACGAAAACTGCGTCGCCTTTCGGAGTTGTTGGATTCATCAAGCGGTAGCCCAACAACCATTTCCGCAGCGTATGACAGCGGTCAAACGTGGACGATTAGCGGATACAACACTGCCGGTGGCTCACACGTTTACGGAGACAATGCGTTGCAAACATTTGCACGCCTGGTCTTGGTATTCCAATGCCCGCAACCGTTCTGGTCGCTGACGTCCGCAGTGACGTTCTCCATTGGCGTGCCATCCACATCGGGACGTGGTTTGTTTGGATCCGGTAACACAATTTCGGCCATGAAAATCACGTCCGGTCAGGTGCTTGGTCAATTGCGTATCGAAAACCCGGACGGCGATGTTCCATCACCCCCGACATGGGTTCTGACTGGACCGTTTGACGTGGCCACAATCACCAATGCGTCCGGCGTTGGTTTCACTTTGAATGCTCCAACAACGTCCGGCAATTTCATCACAATTGATGCCAACGCGGGTACGGTAGTCGACCAGGCGGGGGCGAACAAGTATGCGTCACTTGCTGCTGCCCCAAAGTTTTTCTCAATTCCCGCAAATTTGTCACTTGCAACGGTGAACCTGACGGGTTCGACAAACACGCCCACAACGGTCACGCGTGCGCAGCTCACGTTCCAACCGCGTAAGGAAGTTGTGTTCTAATGCTCGTTTCGGATCTCACCTTTGAAGTGCGAAACGCATCCCTGCAACGTGTTGCAATTTTGCAACCCGGCGACGGACTGACTACGTTCAAAGCGACATTGCGGTTTAACAACGTGGGCACGTGGGAAATTACCATCCCTGAAACGTCGGCACGCGCTGACCTGTTGCGTACGCCCGGTTACGGCATCATTGTCACGGGACCTAACGGTGTGTTGTTTTCGGGCCCGACAACGGCGGCCACTAATCAGAAAACGTCCGGGTCGCCGATTGGCGTTTGGGCAATTCGCGGAGCCACCGACAGCATCGTTTTGGGCGAGCACTTGGCTTATCCGACACCGTCCACAGCGGACGTCACGTTGCAGACGTCGGCTTACGACGCGAGCACGTCTGTCGCGTCCACGCTCATGTACTACTACGTGAAGCGCAACATGGTTTCAGCAGCCAATGGCGGCTCGGCACCCGCAGTTCGTGCCGTCACAGGCTTGACGTGCGCAACGGATACGGCCATCGGTTCGTCCATTGTTGGTAAAGCGCGTTTCGATAACTTGGGCACGCTCATGCAGTCCATTGCAGCCACATCGACCACCCAGCTCGGTTTTGACATCAAACAATCCGGCACGGGCATCCAGTTCTCCGTTTATCAACCCACAGATCGCACAGGGACAATTCGTCTTGACGTTGCAAACAACACGTTGCAAAAGGCTGCCTACGGTTACGGGTATGGACCGACACGGGTGATTGTGGCCGGGCAAGGTCAAGGCACTGCGCGTTCGTTTGTTGAAACGTCAAGCACGTCTGCCGAGTCAAACTGGTCACGTCGCGTGGAGCGTTTTGTGGATCAACGCAACGAAACTGACACCACGAAACTCACGCAAGCTGGAAACGATTTGTTGGCTCAAGAGGGCGGGAACATTTCCTCTCTCGACATTGTCCCGACATCTGATTCCACCATGACGTATGGTGTCGATTTCAACCTGGGCGACAAAGTTACGGTCATTGTTGGTTCGCAAGAAATCACGGGCATTGTCACCACGGCACAATTTGAAGTCAAGGTCGACGGCTTGTGGGTCGGTTTGACTGTTGGCAACGCCACGGGTTTTGACTTTGACGCAGTGATGATGAAACGCCAAGCGGACACAACTGCGCGTGTGGCCGCGCTTGAAAAGTCCGAAGCATTGTCGGGGACGATTCCTGTCGGTGCGGGCGGTACGGGTGCCACCACATTGACGGGTTACGTCTACGGCAACGGCACTTCGACAATGACCGCTGCAACAACCATTCCGGCGAGCGCGGTGTCTGGGGTTTTGGCTGCGGCCAATATTCCGGCTGGGTCTGTGTTGCAGACGGTGACTTCAACATTGATCACTACGCCATCAACGACATCAGCTTTATTTGGTGCGACAGGATTATCTGTGACGGTGACTCCTCGGAACAGTTCGTCTAAATTTTTATTGTTGGCAATGGCAAACACAGGTAACACGGGTGCGGCGTGGAATTACTTCAATTTTGCGCGAGGAACGCTGCTTATTGGAAACGGTGTCAGTGCAACAGTGCAAAACGTCGGCGGGATGACGTTAATTGGCGATAATTCGCGCATGGAAACTGTCAACATGCATTATCTCGATTCTCCAGCCACTGCATCTGCCGTAACGTACAACCTCTACTGGTCGACATACGCCAACACTGCTTACTTGAACCGGCGCGGTGCTGATATCGCATTCAAGGGCTTGTCTTCGCTCACAGTTCTAGAGATCGCAGGCTAATGGATACTGACTACTCGCTGGTGCTGACATACAAATACCCCGGCAAAACATGGCGTATGAGTGATTTTGACTACTCCACTCTTGAGTGGCTTGATGACTCACCTAAACCGACCAGGGCAAAACTCGACTCCCTGTGGGCAGACGTGCAAACCGAAATGGCTGCACAGCAGTCGGCACTTGTCTCTGCACGTGCTTCGGCCGAAACAAAGTTGGCGAAACTTGGTTTGACCGCTACTGAAATTCAGGCAATTTTGCCGTAACACTTTTTTCTCGCCCTGCGCCCCGATGTGGGGCGTTTTCTAGTTAAGGAGCACTCATGGCTGAAACCTCGTGGCCGTTCGATTCACAGACATCGACGGAGAACGACTGGACGTATTTGATGCGTCACTTGACCGCGATGCCTGGTGGTGGGGTTGTGGGAACTGCGGGCAGTACGGCTTTGCAGGTCACGGCTGACTCTTCGTCTCCAGTGAACGTCAAACTTGCTGCGGGTTACGCGTTGGTGCGTGGGCACATGTACTACAACTCGGCGTCGTTGCAAATCAACTTGACGTCGGCGGCCGTTTCGGATCGCATTGACTCAATTGTGTTGAAACTTGACCCGACGGCTAACACCATTACGGCCATCAAGGTTGACGGAACAGCCGGCTCTGGTGTGGGTCCGTCGTTGACGTCCAACCAAACCGACACGGGTGTTTATTACCTTGAACTTGCACAGGTCAAAGTCTCGGCGAGCGCAACGACGGTTTCTCCGTCGAATGTGACGGATACGCGGCCGTTTATTGGCACAAAAGTTGGTTCGTGGACCACTACGACGCGGCCTACTGGTACGACGCAGTTTCCTTTGGTGCTGGGTCAGATTGGTTACAACTCGGCGTTGTCCGTTCTTGAAGTTTGGAATGGTTCGGCCTGGATTAGTGTGACGCCGAACGCGTTGGATGCGTCGGTTATTACGTCGGGCAAGTTGGTGATTGCACGTGGTGGTACTAATGCGAGTGCTATTACTTCGGGTTTGGTTCGTTCTGATGGTTTGACGTTGACGGGTGCGGGAACGGTGGCTGCGTCGGAGATTTCGGATCCGACGAACATTACGGCTGGAAAAATTCGTGCTGGTGGTTCTTCGGGTGGGGTTGCGACAACAATTTTTGTTCAATCGGCAACACCGACGCCTAATGCTGTTGGCGATTTGTGGTTTTGGTGATTTGAGTGCCGTCCGCAGCGTTTGGTGGAAGTTATTCGGGCATTTCGTTTCATGTTGACGTGTCTGAGAGCTCGCCTTCTCAGGCAAATAACACGTCTGTCGTGAACATGTCCGTGTATTTGGTGTTGGACTCCACGGCTTATCGACCTTATGACTTGAATGGCACGTCGACGTGGAGTGTTTCGTTGAATGGCACGTCGTACAGCGGTTCGTATAACTACGATTTTCGAAGTCAGTCCGCAGGTTACACAATCAGTTTGTTTAGCACGAGTGTGACGGTTGCTCATAACACCGATGGATCTAAGACGGTGTCGTATTCGGGGTCGACGTCCGCTGCGTCGCCTTTGGGGTCGGCAAGCGTGGGCACTAATTCGTTGACGTTGACTCGGTTTTATTTGTGGGGTCAACGACGCGGTGCTTCGACTTTTGCGTATAACACGACAGCGCAACGTTGGGACGGTTCCGTTTGGACGCCACTTGTAACGGCTAAACGTTGGACGGGTTCAGCGTGGGTCAATCTCTCCTAAACGAAAGACAGGTGCATTAATGGGTATGCCAAACCCTTTTGAAGGTTTTCCAATAACGGACGATTGGGCTGCGCATCGCGCTCGAGGATCTCTCGGTGGAACGGATTTTGGAACACCGGTGGGAACACCGATTGTTGCCCCAAATGCCGGATTTGTGTCTTACGAATATGGCAATGGTTCCGGCGGGTACATCATCAGTTTGGCTTTGGCGGATTCCCCTGGTTACGTCATGCAGTTCTTGCATTGTTCTGCTTTTGAGGGAACCAATCGGGATGTCAAACCGGGTGATTTGCTTGGTTACACCGGAGGGGCAGCCGGAGCACCCGGAGCTGGTTCCTCTACGGGACCTCACGTTCACCTTCACATCATCAACCCCAATGGTGGACGTGAAGACGTCATGCCGTGGTTTGTTTCGGCACCACCAGCAGTAGCGAGCGTGCGCGAATATCAAACGTTGTTAAACAACTATGGTTACGGGCTTGACGTTGACGGTATCAACGGTCCGAAAACCAAAGCGGCCGTCAAAAATTTTCAAGCCAATCATGGGTTAACAGTTGACGGCATTGTGGGACCGGCCACCACGGCGGAATTACGCAAACCCATTCCAGTTGCTGCACCCAAACCCGTGCCCGCAACAACCGCGCCGGAAACTTCAAAACCCGAAAAACCCGCTGATCCCAAACCCTCAACAACAAAACCAGTGCAAAACACAAAACCCACACCCTCAAAACCCGCCACTTCAAAACCCACACAACTCGCAAAGGAGCCCGCTATGGCAACCATCAAACCTCTTCCTGACGCCGCAAACATTGCAGCCACAGATTCCCTTGGCATTCTCATTCCCGACCCCAAAGGACGCAAGCTTGCTTACGCGCTGTACGGCCTGGCATCACTGATTGTGAGCAACGTTGCCGTGGCAGTTCTTGCCAGCGGAATGCAAGCACCCGTATGGCTCGTTATCGCGCTTGCAGTGGTCGGCAACCTTGCCGCACCTTTCAGCACGCTTGCGATTGCCAACGCCGGTTCGAAGAAGTAATCCGATGCCTGGCGAACCGTCAATGACGGACGTCCTTGTTGCGATTGGAAGAATCGAGGCGATGATGACTGCAATGAACGACAAGCTTGACAAACTTGAGTCGCAAACAGACGATAAATTTCGACGCTTGGACGGTCAGGTCGACGTGCATTGGAAGAAACTTGGTGAGCATGACACGGCCATCAAGTTGTTGCAGGAGCAAGCACCACGTCGTGTGGCATGGTGGACCATCGCTTCGTCGTTGATTGCCATTGCCACGTTGGTCATTCTTGTTCTAGACCGTTTCTACGTGAACCAGGGAGTAACCCCGTGAGTACAGAAAAAGACAATGTTGGCGGGTACTCGGTTCCCGTGGATCCGATGGATTTTCTCCAGTGTGAGTCCTGTCAGTAACTAAACAAAAGCTAAACGCCCCTCGGCCGAAATACCGGCTGGGGGGCGTTTCTTTTGCTTAAGACGCTGCTTTGATAATGCCAAAAATGATGCCCAGCAAAAGTCCGAGCCCCGTTGCGCCAAGTGCTACAAGCGGAACAATTTTTGACGTTGCACTTTTCGAATACCAAACATAATTCACGACCAATGACGCAATGCCGACAAGAATTGTTCCAAAACCCGCTCCCGACCCCAGCAATGTGATGCCCGCCAAAATAAGACCCCAAATTGCCAATACGGACGCCGGGCTCTTTTTGGGTGTTGACGGTGCGGCCGTTGTGTACACAGGTTCACTTGAATAGTCGAAATCAATGCCCTCAAGCAAATCATCAGGCATGAATACTGACACGTTTGCTTTAAGCCCATCAGATCTCTTCACGGCCCAAATTGACCCAGGCACCGCCACCGTGTCTTCGTTTTTTGTCGCACTCATAACATGGTCAAAAAGCACGGCAGCAACGTTGCGGGGAAGGTAACCAACATGTTGCCCTTTTGCAAACATCATGACGGCCGTTTTGTCGACAGCATTAGTGGGCTCTGCTACCAGTTGAACGTCAAGTCTTTCTCTGTACTCTTTGCCGTCTAACGATTTCGGCAGGATGCGCTTCCATTCGACCAACCGGTGAGATTCGCCAACTCCTTGAATCAGTGTGTTGTTGTTGGAATCTTTCCAAACAAGGTGTGCCATTTCTTCCCCTCTCGGTCATAAAAGACTAGGGCTGCGCTCGCCGAATTGCGAGTGCTGTTTCCTACATTGACGTGACCCTTCATCGCAAAATAAAGGTGTCACGTCTCACCTTTTACTCACCTTTTTGAGTCTGTGTCTGGTTGTGTCGCGTGGTGTCGAAGCCTAAAAACACGCGGAACAGCACAGCCAAACACACCCAAAAACAGACCACTAGCTAACGCTCCAGTGTGGGTTCGAGTCCCACTGGGGGTACGAAAAAGCGCAGGTCAGCGCGTATTTTTGCAGTAAGTGTTTTTGACTCCATTGGCAAAACTCACCTTTTACTCACCTTTTTCAAACATTTGCTCCAGCGTGACCGTCGCGTCGGGACCCTCGTGAGTGGGCTGAATGTAATGCCCGATGGTCATTTTCTCGCTCGTGTGGCCAAGCTGATCGCGTGCAGCTTCGATGCCCATTTCCTCTTTTACGAGGGTCGCTACTGCCTTGCGGAAGTCGCGCGGCGTCCATGAGTCGTACGGCGTACCTTCGAGAGCTTCCCTCCAGATGCGTCGCAGGTTGTGTGGCCAGCGATATGTGTTGGTGCTCGATGGGAACACGATTTCACTGTGTGACTTGATGCGTCGGGATGTGAGCATGTCGGCGGCCGACTGGGGCAGTTTGAGCGCACGGATGCCACGGCTTGTCTTCGGGTGGTCTTGCACCTTGAGTTTCCCGTCGGTTCCAATGACCAAAGTCTTGTTGATGGTCAACCGTGCTGGGGAACTGTTGAGGTCGATGTCTTCCCAGACCAGGGCGAGTAGCTCGGACGTTCGGGCACCGGTTGCAGCGTATAGATCCACAAGGTCGGCGATGTCGCTGACTCGTGCTTGACCGCGCTTGTCGGTTCCTTCATCGTGACGGCGAATCAGTGCCCGGATTTCGCGCACGGCCATGAGCGACGGTGCCTTAATGGGTTTCTTTTCCGGCTGGGGGACTGTGGTGGCACTGACCGGGTTGAACGGTATCGCTCCGAGGCGCACAGCTTCGGTGAGCGCGTTGTTGAGGATGGTGCGGACGGTCTTGGCTTGAGACTTGCCGTTGTTCTCACCGACGGCCTTCAAGAAGCGTTCACATCGGGGGACGGTCACTTCTCGCAGCAATACGGATCCAAACCCTCCGGCGACAATGCTCTTCGTGGCGTTTCGGTACACGTTCAACGTTGAGTCGCTCAAGTGAGTTACCGAACCGAGGTAGCTGGTGATGGCTTCGAGCACTGTCGATTGGCTCGTGAGGTCTTCAAACGTCGGTGCCAGACGAGCGCGGAGAGCTTCCAAAAGATTGCGCTCGGCATCGGCATGAGTGCGCCCGACACGTTGGATTCGCCGGGTCACTCCGTCGCTGTCACGGTATGACGCACGCGCTGCGGGTTTACCGTCCAGCGTGAGTCGCGTTATCTTGCCCCATGTCTCCAAGGGCAGTTGCGGTCTGGTCATTGCGTGTTCCTAATGTCTGTGGCTACGGTTAGACATTCATTCGAAGAAATATTCGAACTGGGAGAGACGTGGAAGAAATAACCGTGGGACAAGTAGCTGAAATAGCAAGAATTGCAGGGCTACGTCCCACGGAATTACTGGATCGACTTCTCGGCCGCCTCGAAGATGAGGCGACGGCTGACTTCAAGGGCACGGCATAGTTCGGCAAAAGCTGGCATCGGAATGTCTCGCTGTCCGTTGAGGTAGTTCAATACCGCTGATTTCGAAATTCCACTGCGACGGACAACTTCGTCGACTGTGATCTGTACCCTGGCGCGTTGAGCTCGCAACTCGGCAGCGACTGCCTGGTTGAAAGCATCTCCATATTCACCCATATATATAAGATATCACGCACCAGCGACCAGCGGTGTTCAGAATGTACAAGAAACACCTAATTCTATGCTTGCAGTGTCCGTATGAACTGCTATCGTTTCCATATGAACACCAAACACGAAGCAGCGGACCTTGTTCAGGATGCCATAAAAAGAGCCGAGCGTTCCAAAAAATGGACCAGCGAAAAAGCCGGCCTCGCATACGCGACATTCAACCGCAAGCTCAACGGTGGCTCTGACTTCACTCTGAACGAGCTGGCTCGCGTCGCTCGTGCACTAGATATACCCGTCACGGATCTACTTCCCGATGACTTCAAGGTGTCACGATGACCGGCCCCGTGTTACGTGCCCGTGACGCCGCCAAATACTGCGGAATTTCATATGACCGTTTCCGCCACTTGCTGTGCCTGGGCGAAGGACCCCACGGATACAAGCACGGCCGACTCAACGTGTTCTACCCCGTCGACCTGGACGCGTGGCTCACGTCACGCCTTGTCCCCATCACTTCCGGCGTGCGCAATACCGGAACGGGGACGGCGGCCTGATCCGCTGACCGTCCCCCCTCAAACCAACTGAATAAAACAGAAAATGGCCGCCACCCGTTGGCGCGGATGACGGCCCTAGATGAAAGGCACTGACATGTCTCTCGCAACAACATTAGCGAAAGCACGCAGAACCGACCCTCAAACGTCACACGACGCCGCGGACTCGGTCAAGAACACCACTGAAGTAAAAGCGTTGATTCTCAAGACGTTGGTTGTTCCTATGACGCACAACGAACTTGTAAATCTTTGGTTGACACCGGCGGGAAATCCGCGACCCGGTTTTTGCAAGTCCTCGCCTGAAGCTATTCGTTCGCGTTGCGCTGATCTTGTTCGTGAAGGTCGCGTCGTTGACACTGGTAAGCGCGGCAAGCTCGCGTCCGGCCGTCACGCCATCGTCTGGAAGACGGTGAAGTAATGGGCATCCAACGACTCAACACATACGAATTTCGCTGCGACAAATTCAATGGCACTGGCTGCGCCCCGCGCCAATACACCGTTCCGGACCAGGTAACGGCACGGCAAAACGTTATTGAAGCCGGATGGCAAGTCAACGGCGCACACGTCCTGTGCCCCAAACACCGTGTTGACCGCTGGCCAGTCCAGGGCGTCGACGTTCGTGAGCTGGTGATTGGCGCATGACATTCCTCCAAGACGATAAGGACGCACGCGCTCGCCGGAACTTCCTCGGTCTTATGACCGCAGCAACAATCCTGTTGGTCATCACTTTCACCATGCTCGTGGTGGGAATTGTGCTGGTGATCCTGTGAACATTCTGTTTCTCGCCGGTTGCACGCTGGCTGTCGCCCCGACGATTTGGTTTCAACGTTTCGACGGCATGTCGTTGCTTGGACTGATTGTCATGGCCGTGAGCGCGTTTGTCATCATGGCAAGGCGGTCAAAGAGTTGATTCTCCATTTCCGTGCATCGGGTACACCTATCCCGCAAGGCTCCAAGACTGTTGCACAGCACGGTGGCAAGGCGTGGGTTCGTGACGCTAACGGGCCGAAGTTGAAGCCGTGGCGGAAGATTGTGGCAAACGCTGCACGTGCCGCGCATGATGGTGACCGGCTGGACGGTCATTTAAGTGTGGACATGTTGTTTCTCCTGCCACGTCCAACATCCGTCATTCGCCCTTTCCCGTCCGTGAAACCGGATCTCGACAAGTTAGTGCGTGCCGTCATGGATGGCATCACCGACGCTGACGTGTGGGCTGACGATGCCCGTGTCGTGGAGCTGTGGACGGCAAAAGCCTACGCAACGCACGGGGACAACCCCGGCGTCATCGTTTACGTCACACCAACCGCACCCGACGCTGTTGACCAGTGGCATTTGAAGAGTCGAGGTGCAGCGTGAGCGTCCCCACTCAAGACGGCTACATGTTCGACATCGACTTTGTGCCAGGCGGTTTAGATCTGAACCTTGTCTCCCCGCATGAGCACCCGGAGCACTACGGAGTCGTAGTTGCGAGCGTCCAAGTTCATTGGGATGACGTCGATGGCAAGGGCATTACCGAAGGCACGTTTAGCGTTGCGAACCTGCCGAAACAACTGGAGCAGTACGCGGCCGACTTGTACGCCATGCACTTCTTCACCAAATACCCCGAGTTACTGAATACCCCTGGAGGGGATGAATGAGCACTTTAACTGAACTGTTTGAGCGTGGCATGGCCGACTCAAATGACCGCACCGCATGGTTGGCTGCACGTCGTACCGGTGTGACCGCCACCGAGATTGCAAAAATCGCTGCGGGAAAACGCAACGAAGTGATGCGCGAGAAACTTGCTACCACCGAGTCGACGTACGACAACAAGTACATGAAGTGGGGTCGTGACCGTGAGGCCGTTATCGCCGAGCAGTTGGAGCGCACGCACGGTGTGAGCCACAACGTGGTGCTGTTCCGCTCCGAAGCAAATGCCCGCCACCTTGCCACCCCTGACGGTGTTGGTGTTGTTGACGGTGAAGTGGTCTACACGTCGGAAATCAAGACATCAAAGTACAACCTGCACCCTGACGGTGAGGCGTTCAAAAAGTCCGGTTACGCCGATCAGGTGCAATGGGCAATGTATGTCGTTGGAGCGCAGTCGTGCGCGTTCGCGTGGGAACAGCACCACGATGACTGGGACCCCGAGCCCACACCGCAGCCAGTTGAAGTTGTGTGGATCCAACGAGACCACGCTCGTATCGCCGAGCTTGTCTTGATGGCCGACCAGTTCCTCTACGAATTGGACAACTACAGCCAAAAGGACACCGACAACCTTGATGACCTTGTGTTTGCCATCGTCGAAGCTCAAAAGGGCGTGGACGAAGCAGCCAAGGTTGTTGACATTCTCAAGGATGCGCTGCGAGCTCAAATCGGTGACGTGAGCGATTTCACAGCCGACACGAAGTACGGCCGGGTGACATTGTCGACGCCTAAGCCGACGGAGCGTTTCGACTCAAAGAAGTTCAAGGAAGCCATGCCGAGCGTGTACGCCGAGTTTGTTACTACGAGCGAACCGGCACGGCCGACGTTGCGCATCACCCCCGCAAAGGTGGTCGACGATGTCCTTTGACTTTGACAGCCGGGGAACGTTCTCCACAGCACAGGTTGGGCAACTGCTCAAACCAATCAACCCGTCACGCGTGCTCCAGGCACAAGGGCACGCTCACGTGTCCCAGCAGGACATCACCGCGCACCTGATTCGCATGTTTGGTTTCGGCAACTTCGACATTGAAGTGTTGAAAGCGGAGCTCGTATTTGAGTCGGAAAAGGTTGACGCAAAAGGCACTCACACGGGACGTTACGACGTCGCCTACCGTGGGCTTGTCCGGTTGACCGTCCGCAACGAGCACGGCCACACCGTCGGAGTGTACGAAAACGGGTCTGTGGGCACTGCGCAGAATCAGAACCGTGGCGACGGTCACGACCTTGCATACAAGTCGGCCATCAGCCTGTCCATCAAACGTGCAGCCATCGCCCTGGGCGACCAGTTCGGGTTGTCTCTCTACAACAAGGGGCAACTGCAACCGCTGGTCAAGCTCACCCTGATTGGAACGTCTGAAACCCCAGAGGACGTGCAAAAAGACATCCCCCAGCAGGTGTCGTTGGGTAACGACGAAATTGAGCGTGGCTGATGGACGAACTGACTACTGAAGTTGTGCGCAACCAGATGACGGCCGTCATGGCGGACATGCGACGCGCACCAACGTTTGTCATGGATCTCGAAACGGCCGCCGAGGAAGCGGAGCTCGCGCACGAATTGGAGTACGCGAAAGTGTTGCTCACCCTCGACCACCCGGAAAAAAAAATGACGGTGGAGGAGAAAAAGTCTCACGCCACGCTGGCAACGTCTGAAACGCGTCGTGAAGCGTTTATCAAGCGCAGTGCGTACAACCGAGCCAAGACAAAAACACGCCTCTTAGAGTCCGAGCTAAACGGTTTGCAGTCGCAGTTGCGATCTCTCGACAAGGAGGGCGCATGAGTGTCAAACAGCGTCGCATGACATCCGCCGAGGTACTTGAGGAAGTCGAATGGCTTATGGATAACGGAATGCCTTTGCGCGACATTCCGGACGCCGTACAACGGTCCGTGTCGGCCATCGCTAAAGCAGCATGGCGAGCTGGCAATGAGCGCGTGAGCCAGCCATTTGGGGCGTTACAGAAACTCATCCGGCATGAGCGAGGGATGAAGTGAACGTCTCCGTAAAGACCAGGCGAATTGTGTTTGAGCGTGACGGTGAAATGTGCATGCACTGTGGGACAACAACCACCTTGACGATTCAGCACCGCCGCAACCGTGGCATGGGTGGCGATAAGGCCGGATTACGCAACAACTTGGCCAACCTAATCACCCTGTGCAACGAATCGAACACGCGCCTTGAATCCGATGCCGTATTCGCCCGCAGCGGCATCCGTAAGGGATGGAAACTCACCAGCGGTCAGTCCGACATTGACACCCCAGTAATGCACCACGGCTTCGGCGAGTGGTGGTTTATCGACAACAACGGTGACCGACACGTCATCGGGACGGAGAATTTCTAATGGCATGGTTCAAAGTCGATGACGCATTCCTCATGTCATCCAAAGTGCTCTCCATCCCCCGATCTATTCGCCCGGAAGCATTGGGCATATGGACCATGGCCGGGGTGTGGGCTGCGCACGAAATGAAAGACGGCCTTGTCCCGGCACACGTCCTCGAGGATTTTGGCTGCCGTGACGAAGTTCGTGACGCGCTACTTGAAGCCGGGTTATGGATTCAGGCAGAAAACAACGCCGTTTACATGCACAACTGGGCGAAATATCAGCCACTCAAGAAAGAGCTGGACGAGCGTCGAGAATCAGTCGCGGAAGTGCGCAGTGAGGTTGGCCGTCGTGGCGGTAAAGCCTCCGGGGAGGCACGTCGAAGCAAACGCGAAGCAAACGCGAAGCAAAACGAAGCAAAACGAACCCCCGAACCCGAACCCGAACCAACTACAAGACTTAACAATGTCAGTCACGTTCTTAATACGCCGGAAAACGATTTTGACAATGTTTCATCCGTGCGAAGGAGCATTCTGCAAGGTTTCGGTGTCACCAACTTCATGCAACTGCACACCGAGATGGTAAAACAAACCGGGCGTGACATCAGCGAAGAGTGGGCGTTCCAACGCATAATCAGCATCCTGTCCAACGCCAAACAGAATCCAGACAAACCGCAAGCGTATTTGCTGGCCAGCATCCGTAATTCATGGGCAGAGCTGCAAAAAGAGTTCGACGAAACGGTGGTCGCATGAAAACCCTCACCATCACCATCGATGACCGCGACTGGTGGACCCTCGCCGGTAAAGCAGAACGCGACGGCCTCAAAACCGACGAACTTGTCGGACTCATGCTCATTCAAGCCATCCGCACACAAGTTGGCGGCAAAGAACTCGACTCCAACGTCGAAAACCTTTGGGAAGACGGCCTAACCGACGGTGAAATGTCGGTCACGCTCGGTATCCCTAAATCACGGGTGGCGGACATACGCCGTCGCCTCGGACTATCACCCAACAAAGGAAAATGAACATGGCTGGAGAAACAAACGTCACCATCGTCGGCAACCTCACCGCCGACCCTGAACTGCGAATCACATCGGGCAACCACGCCGTCGTGAACTTCACCGTCGCAGCAACCCCCCGCAACTTCGACAAAACCACCAACGCGTGGGTCGACGGAGACGCACTGTTCATGCGTTGCACCGCATGGCGCGAACTTGCCGAACACATCGCCGGATCCATTCAAAAGGGAACCCGCGTCATTGTCACCGGCAAGCTCATTCAACGCGCCTACGAAACCAAAGAGGGCGAAAAGCGCACCAGCGTGGAGCTCGACGTCGAAGAGGTCGGCCCATCACTGCGCTACGCCACCGCCCAGGTCGTACGTGCCAACCAAAACACGTTCACCCCCGCGAGCGCAGCACTCCCCGGAGATGACACCCCGTTCTAATGACACAACTTCCGGGCGCATGCTGCGCGAAATGCAAAACACCCTACTGACACGCACAAGGAGTTGGCAAATGTTGTCATCAAAAATAACTCAACCGAGACTGCACCTCCCTTGCCCATCATGCGGGGAAAAGGTCGCGCTCGCCGTGTGGCCTGTTGTGAAATTTGCATGCGTTCCGGAGCGTCTCCAGTGGGATGCCATCGGCGACCCTGACTTGTTCGAAGAGGAGGTGTGGCCGCATGAAATGCATCACAAATGACCCAAACAACGTTTTACGGCCGTGTGTGACCCGTGACGCTCACGGTGCCAATTGTGCCGGAAATGACTGTTTTGGCTGCATGCCACGTGAAGCCGTGTTTGGGATGTTGTGCGGATCATGTCAGCGCACTATCACCAGTGTCATGGTCGAATGGGAGTTGTTTCAAAACGAGCTCGTTGGTGTGGACCGTGCGGTCACGCCGGACAAAGATGGCAACACGGCAAAACTCGGTGCGACCATTCCTCTTCCGGCCACGTGGCTGTCATTGGACGAGTGCCGGTCATACCTGGGTGAGTATCGCGGAAACCTTGAGCAGTGGGTTTCCACCGAATCCGGAGCAGTGTCGGCACTCAAGTTCATCAAGGTTGCTAATCGCGCGTTCTTGCAGCACCCCATTGCGGAAAAACCTCATAAGGTTGCCGGTTTCAGGTGCTCGGAGTGCGGGTGGATGCGATTGACATGGAACCCGCCACAATTCGCTGGCGACAACGTGCGCCTCATTTGTTCAAACCCTGAATGCCATCACGAAGTTGGACAGTCGGCGTTTGAAATGGTCGCTAAAGCTGCGGAGGCATCCCATGAACACTGACGAATTGAACTTGGACGCATTTATCGACATAGAACAAGCCATCATCCTGTCCAGCCGAAGCAAATCCACAATTTACCGATGGATTGAATTAGGTCGGTTGCGCACAATTTCTGACGCGGCCGGACGTCAATACATCAAAGTTGGAGATCTTTTGCAGGTCGAAGCATCCACGAAAAAAGGACGTCCCGCCGGGGTGCCCTCGTTCAACCGGAAAGGAACGCAATGAGTTTCAAAGACGCGTATCACAAATCGTTGTCTGGCCGTACTTACCGTTGGCAAAAGTTGGACGCGATTTTGGACGAGTTGGTTGTTGACGAAAAAGAGTACGCGGTGAGATTGCTGCGCAATGACCCCAAGTGCGGTGAACGCACACTCGAGACTTTGTTTCGAAAACTTGGATACCCAGTGACGCGCGACTGGATTAGCGAATGGCGAAACCACTATGACATTTAGCGAAAAGTTTGAAGAGTTAATGTCGCAGCCGGTCACCCCGCAGCCGACAATGTCAAAAAACCGTGAATGGGGTTTCACAATAACCCCCGCACCACACGATCACCTTTCAGCGGATGTGACCGCCACGTCGGCCACAAAACTTGACGGCGAATCGGACTGGACAGACTTTGTCATCGCCAACGGGGGAGTGGTCGCACCGGGTTACAAAGTTCGCTTGGTCGAAATGCGTCACAACACTGCCGGATGGACCAGGGCGGAAGAGGGCGCGGACGCGGTCACTCGTGGCACGTGGTGGTACCGGTTTGCCATTGAACCCATCAACCTGCGTGAGTCGTTCGTCGAGGAGCTGTTGCAGGTTATCAACCGGCGCACCAAGACAACAGAAAAGGCTGCGGGTGACTCCGTGTTTCATTTTCTGGCCGGGGACACACAGTTGGGCAAGGTCGACGGCGACGGTACCGAGGGCATCGTCAACCACATCATGCAGTCAACAGACATTGCGGTGGCCGAGTTCAAACGACTGCGCAAGACACGATCCATTGGCACCGTGCATATTGCGTGGCTGGGCGACTGCCTTGAGGGAAACCAGTCACAGAACGGCCGCAACATGTGGCGCACCACACTGACCGTGACCGAACAATTCCGGCTGTTTCGTCGCATCATGCTCGAAGTGTTAGACCAGTTCGCACCACTGGTGGAGTCAGTCCAGGTGGATGTGGTGAACGGTAATCATGACCAGGTGCAACGGTTCCAAGAAACACGGGCGGATGACGGCCATGCAACGGAAGCAGCACTCACTGTTCGTGACGCCATCACACTGAATGCCGAGAAGTACGGACATTGTGAAATCTTCGTACCGAACAAAGACGAGGCGTACATCACCCGCGAAATTGGCAGCTCTATCGTCACAATGACGCACGGGCATCAGTGGTCACGCAATCAGGGAATGAAGTGGTGGTCCGGTCAGTCTTTCAACTGGCAGTCCGCCGGGGCGTCACAGTTCTTGTTCCACGGGCACGAGCATGAGTTCTCAATCAACTCCAGCCGTGACCGTGTGCGCATCTGCTGTCCGACGTTCGAATCAGAATCGACGTGGTGGAAACACAAGACAGGCGACGTGGGGAAACGTGGCGGGCTCACCCTCGTTACGGCCGGCGGCGAGTTCACAGATTTGCGCATCGCATGACCGGCGACAAGGTTTCATTCTTTGGCGGACCACTTGACGGCACGGTGAAGAACATGGAGCAACTCAACCCGTTAGTGATCTACCTGCTCAAAGGCATCCATTACGAGTACCACTTGGAGCTGCGGGGCACTGTCAACAATGTGGTGCGGGCGTACGTGTATGGGGGAGAACGAATCAAACAGATGGAGGAAACAGCATGAGCCCAAACTTTAAGTCTTTGCGAATTGACACGATTGCCGAATGCCTTGACACCGCATTGGAACTTACACAAGACATCTATTTCGTCATGCGTGAAATACGAGCTTTACGCGTCGACGGGCAACCCATCAAATTTGATGAAGTTGACGAGCAAGAATTGATTATTTTGCTCAATGGCGGGGTCAAAGAGCGCGATTTTTTGCTCGGCATCCAAGCATTCAAATCAAAACGATACTGGCCTGAATTTGGCACGGATTGGGGTTACATCCGTGCGGTTGCGTTACGGACGTGCGCAGAACGTAAATACGTCGTTGCTGGCGATTAGGAAGGAAACAGCATGAGCAGTGTGTGGGAAGGGTCTAAGACCGAAGCGTTTGTCCAAGGTGTTGCACTGGGTGCAGAACGCGAACAGCGTCGCATCATTCATATTTTGCATAAGCAACACAAGCCGGAGCACATTGAGTCGCCGTCGGGAGTTTGCCGAGCCTGTCGCATCTGGCAAGAAATCGTGGAGGTCAGCGCATGAGCAAGCAAACCAACACAAGCGACCTAGACAACATAGTCGACGAACTGTTCGCGTTATGGCGTGAATTGGGGGCTCAAAACTTGGGCTCGACAGACTTTCACGATGGCATTGGATACGCAATCGAATGCGCAATCATCCGCTTCATCGGGAACGAAGCGTATCTCGCACGCATGGAAGCTAACGCCTCAAACAGAAAGAGCAGCGAATGAGCATCGAGGACACCGCCAAAGAACTTTACGCAGTAGCAAACCGAGTCTGGCCGTCAATCAATCAGCGGTGGGAATCGGCGAGCGCAGCTCTTCGTGACAATTGGATTCGTTTCGCAACAGAGATAACAAACGAAGGATGGAGCAAGGAATGAGCAAGGACAACAAAGCACCACTCCCGGCACCGAAACCGTGGATCCGCACATCGTCAGAAATTATGGAACAAGCTCAGTCAATGATGACGAGTGCCGAACAGCACTGACGCCAATATGTCTCCTAAGTCATACCAGGAGGCATACCGGAAGTATTTGGCGTTCCGTCGGTTGGCAGGGTTAGATTTCACAACCGACGGGGCAACAGGGTTCTTTCACGGGTGGACGGCCGCACAACAACACGCCGACACAGGTTGTGTTTGTTGCTTGACTAAATGTGGGAAAAGCGGGAACGTTGAGAGTGAAGATGGAGCCTCACGTCTATAAGGCGTCGAGGCTTCTCTCATTCCCTGGCATGTGTGGCCAACGAAACAGGCGCACATATTTTCTAAGACAACTGTCGTGTCAGCGGCGGATTCCTCTCCGACCTGCTTCTCGCCATCGTCACACCCCTGCCAGGGACACTCTGGGTGATTCACGGTAGTCGACCATCAATCAAAGCCGCACGTCGGAATTGGTGGGACGAGGGTTCGATTCCCTCGTCATCCACTGCGAGTTACTCTCGGGACGCCGATCAGGAGGACACTCGCCAATAGGCCACCTGCCGAGAGGACTCGACAGGGGAACCGCGGCCAACGGTTCGACGTAGGGCAGGACGTCGCCTCACCTGCCCCACAGCTTCCCCCAACCACTTAACAGGAAGGCCAATCATGGCTGACAACACCGACACTCCCACAGTCGAGACACCTGCACCCAAGGGCAAGACCGAGCAGGTTGCAGAGCAAGTGTCCGACAACGGATACAACTACAGCACCGGCGCATTCACTGGCTAAAACATTCCGCGTCTGCGCGAAAGCCGGATGCCCAGAGCTCACCAAAGAATCATGGTGCGCCGAACACAAACCACGCGAACTCAAAGGCAAACGTCCCAGCTCCGCACAACGCGGGTACGACACACGTTGGCAAAAGTTTCGCGCAACATTCCTACAGTCACACCCAACCTGCATCGTCGTAGGTTGCACACGTGACGCCACAGACGTAGACCACATAGACAACCAAGGCCCACACGGACCACGAGGCTACGACGTCACCAACCTGCAAGCACTCTGTCATCAACACCACAGTGCAAAGACCGCAGCAACAACACATGCTCTCTCATAAGAGGGGTATTCCAACCTCATTCCACGTCAAGGGGTGGGGGTGGGAGTCAACAATTCTACTCTTCCCAGAC